ATGGATATAAACCTTGAAGCTTTATTTGATGGTGGTGATCCATTTGCCCCTAAAACTCCACCCGTAGTGGAAGATGATGAACCCTCGCCTGACCCATTCTGATGAGAAGGTTTAAAAGTAAAGACTACTGCGAGGGTGAGAAGATGAATCCCGCACAACCTAACCAGACATTGTCTATTTGTATGCCGTTGAGCTTAAAGCGTAAGCTGGTCAAGCATACAGAAGGACAGCAGAAAAGTCTGTCCTCATGGGTTCGCGAAATCCTTAAACGGGAGATAGCGCAATGCTAAAAGTAGGTATATCAAATGCCGAGTATCACGGGTCGAGCGAGTTAGGTCGCTCGACTGCGTGGTCCCTCCTTCAGTCATGCCCCGCAAAGGTGAGGCATGACATGAATAACCGCAAGCCAAGCAGTCCTACGTTAGTCCTTGGCAGTGCATTCCATACTGCAACATTGGAACCTGAGAAGTTGGATGAAGAGTTCGCAGTAAAGCCTACGGAAATTGATGGGAAAAGCTCCAGGACAAATCATTACAAAGAAGCATTTGAAATGATGCAGAAGAATGAGCCGGATAAACAATGGCTTGCTCCTGCTGATTATGATCTTGCTTTGGAAATGGCGGGAAGTGCGTTGGATAATCCTATTCTTAAACACTACATGGCGGACATTGATAAGGTAGTGGAAGGAACAGGCTTCTTTGAGATGGAAGGTGCAAAGTGTAAGGTTCGTCCTGACTTGTATATCCCCGGCGCGGGTGTGGTGATTGATTTAAAAAGCACACAGGATGCGAGTCCAAAAGGATTCACAAAAAGTGTGCGTCAATTTGGCTACCTTTTTCAAGCTTGCTGGTATATGCACGCACTGCGAATGGTGGGACTCAAGCCCAAGCAGTTCATCTTCCTAGCAGTTGAGAAGACTGCACCATACGCTACTGCCGCCTACACCATCAAGGAGAGCGATATAAATAAGCAGTTTGGTAACATGGAAAAAGCGTGCCAACTATGGGCCACTTGCCAATCTAGTGGCATATGGCCCAGCTATGCAGATGAAGTACAACAGTTGGATCTTGGTTCTAAGATATCAAGTAATCGCTTAAACATCTCACAATTAGGTGAGCGTTTCGGAGTGAGCAGAAACTATGTCTACCGCATTATTAAAGATTACGAGCTTGTATCTGTTAGCATAGGCAATCGTAGAACTCTGGACATTACAGAGTTTCAAAATGCAGTAAGGCGGGACTCGGAGGGAAAGGCGGCATGAACTACCTGGACAACACAAAGAAAGCATTGGATTTTGCGAGCGAGAAGCTTTCAAAAGCGGATACCTTTGGTGCGGTCACAGTTATGCACGCAGCACTAGAGCAAATGGTGGCACATCTCAGGAAAGAGGATCTTAATAATGTGAGTGATCCTGACCTTATGATTACCTTTGAGGAGGATTGTGGTGATGGGGAAGATCAATAGTAGATCCAAGGGTGCGAGGTATGAGAGGGAGTTGGCTAACTACTTATCTGAAAATGGGTTCCCTGATTCACGCAGAGGGCAACAGTTCTCTGGTGGATCAGATTCCCCTGATGTAGTTAGTGACTTCCCGTTTCACATCGAGGCAAAGCATGTTCAGGCACTGAATTTGTACAATGCGATGACACAATCAATTCGTGATGCAGGGGAAAAACCTCCCTGTGTCATACACAGAAGAAATAATTCAGAGAGTATGTTTACCTGTCGATTAAGCGACTTGGTAGCTCTCTTAAACAATAAATCATGGAAGGAATAATACTATGGCAATACCACAAATAAACCAAGAGTTAGAACCAAGCGACTACATCTATGACCCAAGTCGAGGACTGTATGTAGCACTACGAACCATTGACCCAGCAATGGCAGAACAAATACTAGATACGAGAAAGAAGAACCGTGCTATCAGTAGATCAACTGTTGACCTATATACTAAGTTTATGCGTGAAGGGCATTGGGTACTTAACGGACAACCTATTATATTCGCAGACAATCTCCTCATAGATGGACAGCACAGACTTTCCGCATGTGTGAAGACAGGCATACCTTTGGAAGTGCTTGTAGTTGAGTTAGGGGATAGTAATGCCTTCAAGACACTAGACCAAGGCAAGCGTAGAAACGGATCTGATGTTCTAGGCATCGCAGGATATACAAATACTTCAGTTATATACACTGCTTTAGGCATTCTGGAGAAGGTCAAAAGGGGTGGCACTCTTGGCTACAATCAACTCGGAGAGGGTGCTAGAGTGGCGATTAGTAATCATGAGGTCGAAGATGTAGCTAACAAATATCCAGGTTTAAATTCATCGGCTACTCTCGCAAAGACTTTCTATAAAAGTCTAAAGGTAAAGACGGGACCGATTGCTGCACTGCATTACATGCTCAAGCAAACAGAATCAGAAGTAGTTTCGTTTGATGATAATGATAAAAAGTCAGATGAGTTTATGCGAATCCTATCGACAGGTTTAGGCTTAGATAAAGGGAATCCAATTCTTTACTTCAGGAACTCTTTAATTAAGCAGATGTCCGATCACGTAAAGATACCTCCACACTTCATTATTAGGGGTGGTATTCTCACTTGGAATAATTGGATTAAGGGTAAGAAGATCACAAGATTTGTGCTTGGATCAGATTCAAAAATACCCACCGCAGTAAGACCAATATAAGTGTCATGGGTGGGATAAAAAACATAGCAAGATTACTACTTCATGGACTGCTTTTTGCAGTCTGTGGGGTGGCTTTCTTCTACATAATCATAGGTGCGATTTGCACATTATTAGGACTATAATGACAGACCAAGTACAAAGAAAGACAGAACTGCGCATCAAGGTTCCTCAATGGATTGGTGATCTTTTAAAAGAGCATTGTGATCTTTATGGAGTTACCGCAGTTTCCACCATAACTCCACTGCTGGTGGAGTATCTGCGGCATCCCTCGCGCGCACGCGACAATTGTTCCAATTGTTTTAATATTAATTATACGCGAGATGCCACGATTAGTGGAAAGAAAAAAACAAAAACGAGGGCATCAAAGATACCCTCCAATTTTGATCCTCCAAAAGACATTGCAAAGAAACAAGGACTAGATCATGAGACTGCTGTTTCTTTCTTCATGGATTGGGCTTTAGGAAAAGGACATACCCAAGCGGATTGGATCGCAACCTACCGCAATGCTTGCAGGGGCTGGATCAAGGAAAGATTAAACTCAAGATCATCCCAAGATGATATTACTTTGAAAGAAGTCATCCTACCGGGCGAGGAAGAGTTTTGATGGATTACTCGATTTCAGAGCAAGCAGTTCTTTCTGCATGTCTAAGGGATGATACTAATCTATCCACAGCCTTAGCAGTTGAACGATTAACCTCGGATGATTTCACCTCGCCTGCGCACCAATCGATATTTCGATTAATCGCAGAGCGTGGTGAACTCAATGAGGTGGATGTTGCCATTGAACTACCTGAATATTCACATGAAGCCATAGAGCTTGCGGAAAAGTATGGTGGAGGATCAGTGGAAAGATATGTGGACCAAATCATAGAGTCCAGGAATCGCAAGGATGTGGAACGGGCAATCATGCATTCTCAGGATTTGCTACATGAAGGAAAAGAATCTTCCGAGATTGCATCTGAGTTTAACATGAGAGTCGCAAAAGCCTTAGCTTCTGGGAAAGGACAAGTGAAAGTGGGAACTGCCGCCAAGGAAGCACATTCTGAATTTCTCAGCATTGATGCTGGTGAATCATCCGCTACAAGCACAGGCTTTGCCCGTTTGGATTATTGTCTTAGCGGAGGATTCCAACCTGGTAAGCTTTATGTCTTAGCCGCAAGACCCGGAATCGGAAAGAGTGCATTGGCAATACATTTCTCCCATGAGATTGCAAAGCGTGGTCTCCGTGCAAGCTATGCATCTCTCGAAATGTCAGCAGGTGAGTGCGCAGGAAGACTCCTCTCCCGTGAGTCAGGTGTTGCCAAACCAAGGATGAAAGGAGGATTGCTACCAGCGCACCGTAAGAAGCTCGAAGAGAGTACCAAGCGGATGCAGGGCTGGCCGATCACATTCAAAGATGATAACAAGGCTACCCTTGACTCCTTCCGTGCCTTCTTAGCCCAGGAGCGAGTGAAAGGAGGTGTTGGGCTGGCGGTGATTGATTACCTGCAATTGTTATCCGCACCGGGTTATGACTCCCGTGTGCAGGAGATCACAGCCATTTCTCGAAGTCTCAAGCAGATGAGTATGGAGTTGCAGATCCCAATCCTAGCACTTTCTCAATTGTCAAGGCAGTGCGAGATCAATAACAGAAAGCCCATGCTCTCCGATCTCAGGGACTCAGGGTCCATTGAACAGGATGCGGATTGCGTGTTTCTCCTAAGCGTCCAAGAAAAGGTGAATGAAAGCATGGATCGCATAAACTGCCATGTGGCTAAGAACCGTGGAGGTGAGACGGATCTCAATGTAACACTAGGCTTTCAAAAGGATACGGGGATGTTTGGCACCAAACTAGGGAATACGGATGATTCTAAAGCTTGGTAGACTACAGGTGGAAACAGATAGCTCTATTTCTTCCCTGAAGTAGCCTAAAAAGCGTTTTGATCGCTCACGAGGGTAAATACTCATGTTGCGAAACAAAACGCTTTTTTAAGGGGGTACGGGGTTAAGAATTAAGCTTTCTCTTATTCCACCACTCCAACGCCCTGGGCGCGAACCTCATCACCAGAAATATGATGAGGCCCAACGCCAAGCGCGCAATTGTGTCGGATTCGTTTTTACTGCTCATCGAGTTTCTCCTTTGCTTCCTTCTTTGTGATTCCTGATGCAGTTCTGATAATCATTTGTCTCATTGTACCATCCGCCATCTTGCGATAACTTCCAAGTAATGAGGCTACCCAAGTGCCGTCTATTATGTCGAAATCGAAGCGAATCATCCCTCACCCCCCTCTACTTTGGCGAGGACCTCGCGTACCTTTGCAAGTTCATAGCTCGCGTCATATCCATCTTTTCCATCTATTGTTTTCATGCACTCCTCGAATAGCTTGCACATTTCATACATATCCGGTGAATTTGCGATCAAGCGCGCGTTTGCGTGATGCACTTCTTTAGCAATTGAGTTGCCATCCTTGCACGCAATATGTCGATTTATATCTTTGTGGGATAGATAAGTGTGCCAAGGTCCTGGCGTGTGTTTCTCTTTTGTATCGCTCATAATTATTTGCTCTCATTGGTTAGTCCCAAAGCTTGGCTTTTAGTCTCACATGTGCAGACAAAATATTGTGCGCCATTCTCAATTCTATAGATATCATATGTGCCACAATTATTTTTGATTATTTTCATGTTCATAGTATTTTTCTTTCTCTTTATTATTAATTGAAGTTAAAATGTAATTGCACTTTCTCCCGCTCAGTAAGCCTCACGTGTGCGCGCTTCTTACGCTTAGAACGGATCAAAGGGACCGTTTCACGGTCGGAATGATCAAGCGCTTTCTCTTTCTCATTGCACTGGGCGAGTATGTTCGCCAGCGCTTGAGGGAATAGTTTGGATGCGTGTTTCATGCGAGTTTCTCCTCCTCGTTTGATAGTTCAAGACAAAGCCAAATAACTTTATTGATAAATTCGACAAAAGATTCCTCGCCCCTAAAATGCATCATGCGATTTGCAAATTGCGTGAGTTTCTCATCATTCTTAGCAAAGTGCGCCTTGAAGGATTCGTACTCATCCCCTTGCATGTAATTTAAACCAATGAGAACTTTCTCTTCTTTCTCAATGAATATCCAACGATCATCCGCTTTGCTCCAAATATGCTCTTGTTTGTACTTACTCATGCGAGTTTCTCCTTTATTACTTTGATGATATCCGCGAAGGTATTGGATGAGATAAGCAAATCCGCGTTCCATCCGCTTTGATCGTATTCCTTGGTTTCGATATCGTAATCATATCGCAACAAGTGATACCTCATAAATGAATCACTTGGCGTATCGCTCAATTCTTCTTGATAATCCACATGCACATTCAATCCGTGTTTCTCATTCTCAAAGAATGGACAAGCGTCATTATGCCATGAAATATCCTTAAATCCTAGTTTCTCTAATTCATCCAAGCGGAAATCACTTGGGGCGATCCAATCGGGATGCTCTTCTTTGTAGCTCATTGTCTTAATTCCTTTCCTTTATTGCTTGTAATAGTTCCCAAGCGCCTACCATGAACCAAGGCGCAAGGATGATGATTGATATAATATAGTGATCGTTCATTGTATTTATGTGGCGTTATGTGTAGTTTATGCAATGCCGATTTGATATCCTTTGATCATTGCATTGATTTGATCGCATAGCTCGCGCTTGGTGGAACGATCAAGGATAACATTAACGCCACCTCCTTTTGCCATTTCATCAAGACGCACGCCACCATAGGAGTTATCTATCATGAAATGATTTGCGCATGGTATAACTTGTCCATGAGTACCCTTAAGGA